ATATAATGGCAGACAAAACAATTTATATAAGTGAAATTATAAAAAATTTAAAGGATAAAGGCTATAGCAATGCAGCTATATCTGGAATTCTAGGTAACATTGATGTGGAAACAGGTGGTACATTTTATTTTCAAGAAAAAGAAGATAAATTAAAATTTGGTGATGAATTAGGAAATGGTTATGGATTGTTTCAATTTGATTTTATGAAATCACATTATAATGAATGGTTAAATAAAAATGAAAAAAATGATTCTATACGGTCTCAGGTAGACTTTATGGATGATGTAATACAGGGCAAGAAATTTATTGATACCAAAGATGGAAAAATAGAAATGTTGAAGCCGAGTGATCGTGTAAAATTACAAACTATTTTAAGAGAATCTAATAATCCTGAAGAAATTGCACTTGAATTTGGCAAGATATTTGAAACTCCCCAGCAAGGAAAAGAACATTATGATAAAAGAATCGATTCGGCTTTATCTTTTTCTACAACTTTTGATCAAGAATTAGCACCACCAACTGATTCACAGGAAGATGAAATAACTAATGTATTGGAATCACTTAGCCCAAGAAGGCCTGGTGGCAGAGTTAGTATGTATAAAGGAGGAGATCCAGATCAACCAGGTGCAAATTTTAATCAGTTATTAGAATTAGCTATAAGACTTGAAAACGCAAGAACCTTTGCAGGAACTAAGGTTGCTGATGCTTCAACCGAGATGGAACAATATCCAGATACTTATTTAAGACCAGGTGAAACTTTAGAAGATTGGACAGGACATTATTTTAGAAAACCCAACGCTGCTGGCGGCCGTATCTATGGTAAATATGCCCAGCAACTAGCATCAGGCGGCAGAGTGGGATTAGAAAGTGGCAGTGAACCTTATATGCCTCCATTAAATAAATATGCTCTTGGTCTTGGATTTTCTGAAATTAATGATATGGAGAATATTGAACCAGGGTATTTATCTGAAAATATTTTAAAGGATATTGTTGAAAGTAAGGGAGAAGGAATAGAGGATTTATTGTTTAAAATTTATAAAAATGATCCAGATAAACTTCTTAATTTTTATTTTGGAATGGGCCCTAAAAGAGCAGAAATGGGTATTAAAAAAACTTTTAATGAAGGTGGTAGAATTGGTCTTGCAGAAGGAGACACGCCTAGTCAAGCATGGATGAGAAATTATTTTTACAGTAGTGGGTTAGATGATAAAGGTGAAATAAGTGTATTTGAGTTTATAAATGGTCCTTTAGGATGGAAGGCTTATATGGAACATGGACCAGGTGCATCGTGACCAAGAAACTAACAACCACAACTCCACCAAAATTAGGCCCAGTGCCTCAAGGGTTGAATATTAAATACAATACTGTTAAGAATATATCGGAGAAAATAAATGGCAGAAATAGACAAGTCTTTACCCAACGTAAAGCAAACAATAAACGTACCTAGTCCAGAAGAAGTAGAAGTAGCTCAACAGGAAACGCTTATCGAGCAGCAAGAAGCTGGTCAACCTGTTGAAACAACTGAAAATGAAGATGGTAGCGTTGATATAAATTTTGACCCAAATGCTGTGAACCCTGGACAGGATGCTGGGCATTTTGCCAATTTGGCAGAACTACTTCCAGATAATATTTTAGATCCACTAGGAAGTAAAATTTATCAAGATTACACAGATTATAAAACTTCAAGAAAAGAATGGGAACATTCTTATATCAAAGGGTTAGATCTTTTAGGTTTTACTTATGAAGAACCAACGGAACCTTTTAGAGGAGCTTCAGGTGCAACACATCCAGTTCTTGCAGAAGCAGTTACTCAGTTTCAATCATTAGCTTACAAAGAATTACTTCCTGCAGAAGGTCCAGTTAGAACTCAAATATTAGGAATACCTAATCCAGATAAGGAAGCTCAGGCGTTGAGAGTTAAACAGTTTATGAATTATCAAATCATGGATCAAATGAAGGAATACGAAGCAGAGTTTGATCAAATGTTATTTTATTTGCCACTCGCTGGTTCTGCATTTAAGAAAATTTATTATGATGAAATAATGCAGAGAGCAGTTTCTAAATTTGTTCCTGCGGATGACTTGGTGGTTCCGTACACAGCTACCTCATTAGATGATGCGGAATCAATCATCCATGTTGTTAAAATGTCTGAGAATGAATTAAGAAAACAGCAGGTGGGAGGATTTTATAGAGATCTGGAATTAAACCCATCCTATCTTAATGAAACGGAAGCAGAGAAAAAAGAAAGAGCTTTAGAAGGAGCTTCCAAAGGAAGAGATGACAGAGTTTATAATATTTTAGAATGTCATGTTAATCTGGATTTAGATGGTTTTGAAGACAAGGATGAAACTGGAGAAGTGACAGGAATAAAACTTCCATACATTGTAACTATTGAGGATGGTACAAGAAAAGTTTTATCTATTAGAAGAAATTATGAAGTAGGAGATCCATTAAAAAATAAAATTCAATATTTTGTTCACTTTAAATTTTTACCAGGACTTGGTTTTTATGGTTTTGGTTTAATACATATGATTGGTGGACTATCACGAACAGCAACAGCAGCATTAAGATCCTTATTGGATGCAGGTACATTATCTAATTTACCTGCAGGCTTTAAAATGCGTGGCATTAAAATGAGAGACGAATCACAAGCTATTCAGCCTGGAGAATTTAGAGACGTAGATGCACCAGGTGGAAACTTACGAGATGCTTTTTTACCTCTGCCTTTTAAAGAGCCATCAGCTACACTATTACAACTTATGGGTGTCGTGGTACAAGCAGGACAAAGGTTCGCATCCATTGCGGACATGCAAGTAGGAGATGGGAATCAACAGGCAGCAGTGGGCACGACAGTGGCTTTGTTGGAACGAGGATCTAGAACAATGTCAGCAATTCACAAAAGACTATATGCTGCAATGAAAAGAGAATTCAATTTATTGGCAAGAGTTTTTAAACTTTATTTACCTCCAGTTTATCCGTATGATGTTGTTGGTGGTCAAAGACAAATTATGCAAACTGACTTCGACGATAGAGTAGATATATTACCTGTTGCAGATCCAAATATTTTCTCTCAAACTCAAAGAATATCTCTTGCACAAACGGAATTGCAGTTGGCTACATCAAATCCACAGCTTCATAATCAATATGAAGTTTATAGAAATATGTATGAAGCTTTAGGAGTAAAAGATATTGACCTAATTTTGAAAAAACCACCACAACCAACTCCAAAAGACCCTGCACTAGAACATATTGATGCAATGGCTGGAAATAAGTTTCAAGCATTTCCTGGACAAGACCACAGATCACATATTACAGCGCATTTGAATTTTATGGCAACAAATATGGTTCGAAATGCACCCATGGTAGCTGCCGCAATTGAAAAAAACTGTTTAGAACACATTTCTTTAATGGCTCAAGAGCAAATTGAGCTAGAATTTAATGAAGAAATGCAGCAATTAGCGCAAATGCAGCAAATGATGCAACAAAACCCACAAAATCAGCAAATACAGAACGAAATGATGGCTTTACAGCAAAAAATTGAAGCTAGAAAAGCAACTTTAGTCGCAGAAATGATGGAAGAATTCGCAAAAGAAGAAAAAGCGATAACTTCACAGTTTGATAATGACCCAATTGCTAAATTAAGAGCTAGAGAGCTTGATATTAGAGCAATTGACAATGAACAGAAGAGAAAAGAAGCTCAAGAGAAGTTGAATATTGATAAAATGAAGGCTATGATGGCACAAAATATTCATGAAGATAAATTAGATCAAAATGAAGAATTAGCAGAACTAAGAGCTGATACTTCAATTGAAAAACAAGAAATGGCGAATGAAAATAGATTGACACTCGCTAGAATGAAACCTAAAACAAACGGAAGGAGTCAATAATGACAAAAGGACTAGGATATGCACCAACAGGAAAATCTAAAACTATTCCTACACCTGATGCAAATAAGAACAATAAACCTGTTCCAGCAGATAAGTGGAAGAAGGATACTAATCCTGTTAAAGGCACAAAAGCTGCTAGACCACAAAAACCAGTAACTTGGTACTAGTATGGCATTTCCACTTTTAGGAGCGATTAAACTAGCTTTAAACGCTGGCAGTCACATATATAAAAAACGTCAAGAGACAAAAATGGCTATGGCGGATGCACAACACATGCATGCAATTAAGATGGCCCGAGGAGAGACAGAATACGCGGGCAAACTTTTAGAAGCCCGTCAAAACGATTATAAGGACGAGGTGGTTTTAGCGATTCTCACACTGCCCATTTTGGTGCTCGCCTATGGGGTGTGGTCGGACGATCCAGCCGCTATGGATAAGATAAAAGTGTTCTTTGAGCATTTTCAGACGCTTCCTAGTTGGTTCACTAATTTGTG